TCTTGGGCTTGTTGTAATTGCCCTTGTAATTGTTGTACAATATCCATTCTTTGTAATACACCTTCTTTATCAAATATATCAGTTTTCATTAAAGCCTCTGTCCTATCAATAAGCCCTGCTTGATAAGCTTCCATATATATTGACCATTCTCCCCATCTATTTGATGGCATAGTAGAATTACCAATAACATTAACATCATATTGACCAATTGTTAAATCATTTATCATTTCACCAATAGCTTGTGATTTATCGTTATAATGATTAACCATATATTCGCTCATATCATTATTAGGTTGTACAACTCTAAATACTTTTTTATATGTATAATGCTCTTTAGCTAAATTATATATAACTTGACCTAATCTTCTTAATGCTCCTTCAATATCCCTTAATTTAGATTTACTTCTTCTTTGTCCAAAATCTTCAAGCATCATTGTAGCTGAAGATGTTTTTGGAGCAACTTCGGTATTTCCTTGCATCATTTCAAATATACCCATATTTAAATCGATATATTTTTCGATAAGTTGAGGTAATTGCATAACCGAATTAGATAATGGTTGTGGAGATGGAAAATGAGGTTCTCCAAATGAAGGGTCATATTCTATTGTAGCATTCGGATTTGCCCAATCTCTTTCCAATTCTTCAATATCATCAACACTTCCTTGAGGTATAAGTAATTTAAGGCCCGAAGACGCTTGTGCATGAGATGTGATTAAAGACATTGTTTTATTTAAAAATCTTTGAAAATCTTTATTTTTTCTAACATCACTCATTGGATATGGAGTATTAGTCCAAATATTAGGAACAGGCACTATCGGATATTTATCAGTATTTAATATATATTCATATAATACTATCTGCCCAAGAGTACATACTAATTTAATTCTTGTTTGTTGAACTTCCACTACATCAAGAAGTCCTTGTTCTAAAGCTTTTGACATTTTAGGGTCAGCTAAGAATTTCTCCATATTTTCAGTATCGAGTATTCTTTCTTCACCAGACTCTAAAGATACCATTCTATAATACGGAACTTTAGTTTTTGAAAAATGTTCAATTAATTGATATTTCTCAGAACCTTCTCCCGTATCAAAATCTTTAACATAATCAGGAGTAAATGTTCCCTTTGTTCTTTGATTAAGAGGAGATGGATATGTTTCATCTTCGCTATATCCTTCAACTAAATCAATCATCATTTTACCATCTTCTTGCTCTTCAGCTAATTGTGGATATAAATCGAGTAATTGGAACTTTGTAAATATAGTTGATAGCATCATACCCGTTGCATCATCAAAATATCTACTTCTTGTATTTGGGTCAACAACAACTCTAAATGGGTCAACATACGTAAATTTAACTTCACCTCTTCCATAATCAGCTTCTCTATCTACATATGCATAAAAATAACCAAGACCCGTAACAGCATAATCATGTACAGTTTGCTTGAATACTTCGTTACCATCAGATATATTCCATACATATTCAAGTAATGTTTTCCATACATTTGCCAAATCGCTATCAGAATCTTCTCTTGGCATTGCTGAAAATTTAGGAGGCTTAGATGTAATAATAGCTTTAAACTGCTCAATTGCAGAATATATTCTATCTAAAGGTAAACTTGATTGATTTCTTGATTCAAGCTCATCAGCCTCTGCAGCAGTAAAATGATTTCCTAAATAGAAATCAATATCTTCTCTGGCATGGTCTTCCCACTCTTTACGAGCATCAGACCATCTTTTCCATAATTCTTTTGTGTATTCTGCTCTTTTATCCGTTTCTATCATAACACATAATATAATACAGTTTTAATGAATAAATCAAGTACGTGCTCCTGTAATCCAATTGTATCGTTTTTTTGGATTTTCCCATTCATTTTTTCTGTTTTTTATCTTTTTAGCCTTTCCTGCTTTTTTATTTCCTCTTGCATATTGAGTTGATAACCAGAATGCATCAATTGTATCGTCATGCGTTCCTTTTGGAAAATCAAGTAATTCACCAATAAACTCATGCATATTCTTTTTTAAATGAACAGCCCCAGCCTTGAACATAGGCTGTAAGCCTTCAAAGAGTCTATCTTTCTTTTTTTGATTTCCATATCCTTTAATTCCTTGTTCAATCCCTGGTAAGAACTTTCCATCTTTTTTACTTTTCTTATGAACATAATCTCTTAACATCTCCTGATATGATATAGTTTCAATGTTTATTCTTTTAATTGGTCTATATCGTTCAGCGATTTTAAATATTTCGTCTGCACAGTCCATTGGGAGGACTCGCTGTCTCCAATACTCAATAACGTAATAATCAAAATCAGCGGTAACACCAATGACCATAATAACACTATAATCATTCCTAACGCTAAGCGTTGAAGCAGGGTCAACCCCGATATAAATATTGACATATTCTGTTCTCCCATCATTTAATTCTAAATACCATGAATTGAATTCTTCATCAAATTTAACCTTACCTTTATAAAAATTATCTACTATATCATCTTCAGCAAATATTTGGTCTTCTGGAGACTTTGCTTGATTCATGTATTCTTGATAAAACTTTGATGGAGTACCAGAATCTATATAAAATTGCTTTCTTTCCTCTAATTTCTTAATTGGCCAACGTGAAGGCCATAATGGTTTCCCATCATCAAGTATTGCTTTATATGTTGTTACATCCCAAGAAAACTCTTCACCATTATTTTGTGATTCATTATATCCCTTAACGAGTCCATGCAAGAACGAATCATAGTGAACAATAGTACCATTACACCATAATGAGCCTCCTTTATCAAAATCAATAGCTGGATACACTGCAGCTGTTACCCAATTCTTAATATGGAGTCTTGCCTCTGGAGTTTTAGTATTTAACTCTGATTCAAAGTCATCAAGTATAATTCCAGTATATCTTGTAGATAATTGCTTTTTACCTCTAAGTCTTTGAGCAGTACCCTTAGCTATAAGCCTGCAATTATTTTTCAATACAATTTCGGTTTTAGTCCACTTGTCGCCTTCCAAATCACCAAAATAGTAATGAATTGCAGGATTATTATATATATGATTTGAAATCCAATTAAGGTTATCTGTTGCTTGGTCTTGTGCCTCGCCAACCCAAGCGATGAATTCTGGGCTTTCTTTATTCGCAAATAAAAACCGATGTAAGACAGCCGTTGCTGCTAAGGTTGACTTTGCGTGGTCACGAGGCAAAACAAGAGCCAATTGTTGTTTACTTCTATCTAAAAGCTTTTTTCCTACTATATTATGGAAATCTGGTGTTGCTGAGGCTAAAAAGTCTTGAGGGGAGAATAATTTACCAAATACGATAAGGTCTTTATATGCCATTTCAAGAACCTTCTCATTTTGAGACACATTACCATTAAGGTTTAAATTTGCCATTATTTAGGTTTGCGCTTAAATTTTTCAATGAAAGTATCACTCAATTCATTCCAAATAGAAGGAGCTATCTCTTGATGTGCCTGATATTCAACAGTACCAGGTTCTATATACCTATAATCTCCATATTCTTTCATTTGATTATAAGCATAAAATTTTAAACTATCACGAATAGAACCCAATCTATCTCTATATTCTCCATCTTTTGTTCTTGGATTATATTGAATAGCGTGAGCTAATTCTTCTATAAAATCATCAATATTCCCTGGCCTAACATTTAAAGTATCTGGCTCACCTTGAGCCTTTTTACCTTTTTTAAAAGTAGGCCATACATCTTCTCCAAATTTAATATAGGGCATTCCAGCTTTTTCCATATAAGATTTTAAAATATTAGCGTCTTTACTATCTGACTTTATATCTGCATATTTTAGTAAATTTTTAAATTGTATTTCTTCATTTGTTTTAAATAAATCAATTATAGAATCAATTGCACTATGTGCTTTTGGTTTCAAATAGTCAATTAAATTATCAAATAAATTTGCCATTATTTAGGTTATCTACCCATTATCATTCGCCAAATATTTCTCAATGGATGTCCAGCTTGAGCCATATTTTTTCTAACCTCTGGGAGTTCTTCGGTAGTAAGAGTGTCTGAAAATGTAGGTTCAGCTTTTATTTGACTTCTTAAAAGATGGTCAATTAATTGTAAATTCTCTTTTCCAGTGCCTCCTCCAAAATTTCTTAATATATGTCTTTTATCTCCACCTCTTGTTTGACCTTCATATAATGCTTGACTTCCAAACAAATCAGTAGAATGAGCAATTCTATTCAAGCTTTCAACTAAAAGTAAATTATTTATATTTTCATGTGCCTTTGGACTTGGAGTTCGAGAAACTCCACCTAAAGCACCAGCAGTAACTGCATTTTCCATTTTTTTATCCTTTATATTAGGCGATTCTAAACCAAATATGCTTTTTATCCAATTAGTAATTGGCTCCATCTTAGCTTCATGTTTTATTTGAGTTTGTTCATCCCGTTCTCTTATTTTTTTATATTTCTCTATTTCTGATTCAGTATAACCACCAACCAAATAATCACCTATTTTATTAAAGATTTTTCCTTCTTCAACTCTTTGTTTTGAAGTATCTGACATTCCTTCATAAAAATTCCATATTGGAGCTCTTGCATTTTTATATCCTTTAAACTTTTCTCTATTTCTTTGTCTAATAGAATCCAGTTTAGCTATATTTTTTTGTCTAATAGAATCCAGTTTAGCTATATTTTCGTGTTTCTTTGCCATATTATTCCT